CCATGCAATCCCCCCCCGCCGATTGCGGGGGAGAGCAGCAGGGGCCACTGTAGCGCCTTCTCAGGCCATCGTGTGGTTTGGGTGTCTGATGTGGCATTTGGGTTGCCGGTGAAGTCTTAGGTTTGAACCTGTGCGGTGTTCCGTTTTTTTGGACAATCTGCAAACGTTCACCCTGCTCAGCACAGTGCAGGTGTTACCCGCTAGGGTAGGTCCATGACCTGTTCGGTGTGCGGTGTGCGTTTGCCTTTTCTGATTCGTGACGGTGCTGTCACCTGCTCACCACGGTGCCGGGTTGCCCTGCACCGTTCACTGCCCGCATCGGTGTTGCGTGATGTTCCCCGTTGGGTTCGTTACAGCGCACGCAAGGTGCCGTTGCAGTCTGCCGGTGGGATTGCCAGTTCAACTAATCCGGCAACGTGGTCAACGTTTGATCAGGCTGCCAGTTCACGGGTTGGTGTTGGTTACGGTTTTGTTTTGTCTCACACTGATCGCATCATGTGTGTTGACATCGATGGTTGTTTGGATGACCGGGGACGCGCCAAAGATTGGCTGCAAGATTTGTTGCCCGGGTTGCCTGCAACGTATGTGGAAGTTTCGCCGTCCGGTCATGGCCTGCACGTTTGGGGTTTCGGAGATGTCACCCGTGGCATCAGGTCCGGTGGTGTGGAAGTTTACGGCACCGGCAGGTTCATCACGGTCACTGGTAAACGTTGGCGCAAGTGTGCTGCCGGGTTTGCTGATTTGAACGGTTGGGTTTCGTCACTGGATTTGTGAGGCACGCGATGGGACCAAATGAAAAAGCGGTGCGTGCCACGTTGAAACAATTGGAAGTTTCCATTGCAACGGATGCGTTGGGCCGGTTGGCTGTCACGCTTGCCGCCGCTTTGGATGCTGATGCGGGGATGGCTACAGCAGCCATTTCCCGTGAACTACGGGCCACGCTGTCAGAACTGGAAACACGCAATGGTGAACCATCTGACGAATTCGGGCGAATCCTCGCTGAACTGTCTGCCCCGGTGGTCAACCAAAAGAACTGACCGCCCCACGTTGGGGCCACGGGTTGCACAGGTAGCTGAACTGTTGGGCACACCGTTGATGCCGTGGCAGCGGCACATTGTTGACATTGCGTATGAACTGGAACCTGACCCGGCAACGGGTGAACTGCGTTTGGCATACCGTGAAGTTCGGTTGACGGTGCCACGGCAGTCAGGCAAAACCACGTTGATGTTGGCTGCCATGACTCACCGCTGCATTGCGATGGGTGACAGGCAGCGCATTGCGTACACCGCACAGACAGGCAAGGATGCCCGTTTGAAATGGGAGGATGAACATGTGCCCGTTTTGGAACGGTCAATGTTTGCCCCGCAAATGCAGGTGCGCCGCACTAACGGCAGCGAGGCAATCCGCTGGTCAAACGGTTCCCTGTGGTCACTGCTCGCCACAACCGAATCAGCGGGCCACGGTGCGCAACTTGATTTGGGTGTCATCGATGAGGCGTTCGCACTTCAGGATGACCGCCTAGAACAGGCCATGAAACCTGCGATGGTGACACGCAAACAACCACAGTTGTGGATTGTGTCTACCGCAGGCACAAATGATTCGCTGTATCTGAATGACAAAATTGATGATGGCAGGATGCGGGCGCAAGCCGGGCAAACATCTGCTGTTGCTTTTTTTGAATGGTCAGCACCTGATGATGTTGACATTGCTGATGAACGTGTTTGGTTTGATTGCATGCCTGCGTTGGGTATCACCGTTCCGGTTGCCGCTATCCGCTCAGATTTTGAATCGATGCGTGAACCAGAATTTAGGCGTGCGTATTTGAACCAACGTCAGGACCGCAGTGCAACGGCACCGTGGCAGGTGATCACTGAACCCGATTGGTTGGGTTGCGTTGACCGCCGTTCACGCATAGCTGATGAACCAACGTTGGCTTTGGATGTGACACCCTCGCGTTCAATGGCATCGTTGTGTGCCGCCGGTTTGCGTGATGATGGCATTGCGCATGTGGAAGTTATTGGTAACCGCCCGGGCACCTCATGGGTGTTGGACTGGTTCGCTGCTGATGACCGGGCCACGAAATACAAGAACGTTGTCATTGACCCTGTTGGTGCAGCCGGTTCACTTGTCGGTGAGCTACGCGCACTAGGGGTTCATGTCTCAGAAATAAGCACCCGGCAATTGGTTACAGGGTGCGGCAGATTTTATGACATGGTTGGAAACAACCAGTTGCGCCACATTGACCAAACACCTTTGACTGCTGCGGTGGCAGGTGCGAAACGTAGGTCATTGGGTGACGCGTGGGCATGGCATCGCCGTGACACCACAGTTGATGTGTCACCTTTGGTTGCCGCAACCCTCGCTTTGTTTGGCCATGTGTCTGCTGATTTGCGTTTGCATGCTGACCCAAAAATCCTTGACCCGTGGGGTGCGTTTGATGCGTGACATTTTCACAACATTTGTTGAAACTTTGGGTGCGTGTCTGATTGTTGCCGGAGTCTTTTTGGCTTTCGGTGTTCCTTCTGCACTTATCACTGCCGGTGTGCTGATGATTTGTGCCTGTTATTTGGTGGCCACTAGATGAGTCTTTTTGCAAAGCGTGCGTTGTTGGCACCCGACCCAATCAAAACTTCAAACTGGATTCCCGGCCCGAACTACTCAGGCGAGAACGTAACCGAATCAAACGCGTTGGAAGTCACCGCAGTTTTGGCGTGCGTTTCTTTGCTTGCCGATTCTGTGGCATCGCTGCCGGTGCGCGCGATCAAACACGTTGGGGACCGCAGCGAACGCCTGCCGGTTCCAGCTTGGCTTTCTAATAGTTCAACTGTCACACAGTATGAACTGATGCACATGATTGTCACGTCACTTGCGTTGCATGGAAACGCATACATTTTTGTTGACCGTGACAGTGCAAGTTCAATGCCGCTGTCGGTTCAACCGTTGCACCCGCTTGATGTGCAGGTCACGATTGTAAACCGGCAGCGGTATTACACAACCAACGGCATCACAATCCCCGCTGACAACATGCTGCATTTGCGTTGGTGGACGCCGCCGCAATCGGCAAAAGGTTTGTCACCTGTTGAAATGCAACGCACCACAATCGGTTTGGCGTTGGCTATGGAACGGCACCTGTCACAGTTTTATGGTGAGGGTGCAACCCCGTCATCAGTGCTGGAAGTTGATGGCGACATGACCGCTGAACAGGCGCGTGTGTTGCAGGCAACTTGGGAGACGCAGAACAAACGCAGGCGCAAGCCTGCCGTGTTGACCGGTGGAATGAAATGGAAACCAATCCAAACTTCCGCTGCTGATTCGCAGATGAACGATACGCGTGCGGAACAGATTGCACAGATTGCCCGCATATTCCGTGTGCCGTCTTACATGATTGGTGCGCGTGGCGATTCGCAAACGTATCAAAACGTTGAATCAGCCGGCATTCATTTTGTGACGTACACGTTGTTGCCGTGGTTGAAACGTATCGAAATGGCGTTGTCAACTTTGATGCCTGAACCAAATGAACTTGTGTTTGACACGGCAGGCTTTTTGCGTGCCGATCAAATCACACGTTTGCGTGCGTACCAGACTGGAATCATGTCGGGCATTCTCACACCGAACGAAGCGCGTGCCATTGAAGGCCGCGAACCTTACCCGGGCGGTGACGATTTTGTCATGGTGTTGCCGGGTGCGATCGTTGCTGGAACCGGTGGTGACCAGCCCCCGGTTGGCGTTGACGCTGAACCGCCGGTGTAGTCGGTGCCGTACACGATCGTTGAAAACGCAACGGGGTGCGCCGGGTTCGCTGTTGTCAAAGAAAACGAAACCACACCGGTGCCCGGTGGTTGTCACGAAACAATGGATGACGCACAGGCGCATTTGGTTGCGTTGCAAATTGCAACTGCCGATGAATCAAAACGTGCGTTGGATTCGTACCAGCCCAATGATGGCATGGTTGCTGAAGCACAACGCGGTTTGGATTGGCGAAGGGAATACAACCGTGGCGGCACCGCAATTGGCATTGCGCGTGCGCGTGACATTGTGAACCGCCGTGACCTTCCAATTGATACATGGCGAAGAATCAAAGCCTATTTTGATAGGCACGAAATCGACAAACAAGGTGAAGGGTATTCACCCGATGAACCCGGTTACCCGTCAAACGGTCGCATTGCGTGGGCGTTGTGGGGTGGTGACGCAGGTTATGCACGCGCCAAAACAATCATGCAACAGGTAACCGCTGACGATGTTAGGACTGACATGGAAACCGAAACACGCGACGGTGAAGGGTTCTACCCGCTGACACCGCGACAGCTCGCACAGTATTCTGCTGATGAATCCATTGTGGAACTGTTCGGCAAATACGATCAGGGCAACGGGCCTGACGGTGCGCACTACGTTGCTGAATCACCGTTTGCTGATGATGGCATGGTGTGCAGCAGTTGTGCGTTTTTTCAAGGTGGAAATGCGTGTGAAGTTGTTGACGGGGAAATCATGCCGTCAGGTATTTGCAAGCGTTGGATTATCGCAGGGGACTTGATTGGAACACCGGTTGATTTGCCGGTGCCTACTGAAACGGAACCCGCAATGACTGATGAACCAATGGTTGACGAACTGGTTGATGAACCG